CTTTCTTATCTTTGTTACTTCTTCTGTAGATTCAGACTTTAATAATTCATCTTCCAATTTATAAACTTGTTCCTCAAATGATGTGATATCAGCTCTAACCTCAACTTTATTAGAATTATACAATTCTTGATTGGTTATAGTTTTATTTACATTTGCACCTACTCCACCATCACTACTTATAGTTGCACTCATCCATGCAACTTGTACTCCATTAACTAAACTTGACCCATTTAAAGTTATATTTTTATCTACTTTTAACATTATTAATCATCCTTTCTATTTCTCTATAAAATTCATTTTTAAGCCACTCCACTTAACTTGTTTAGTTTTTGTATCATAAACATATGCAGGAGCTGTTCTATCTCCTACATACATTGTTTTAGTTACTGTTCCTTGTTGAGGATCTGGAAAAGTAACTGTAAAAAAAACACTACTTACTGCTATAAGTAATGTTGATATTTCTCTTTGTGTTAATGGTGACCATTCTAAAGCTATTTTTCTTTTAACTCCTATTCTATCTCTAATCATTTCACCATTTGCATTACGATTTGATTCTCCATCTAAATCACTAATTGTAACTTCAAATGATTTAGGACTAGCAATTGCTACTCCATTAATACTAAGCATATTACCACTCCTTATTTATACTGGAATTAATGTAATTCCACCTTGTCTTTGCATTTTTCTTAATTGGTTTAAAGCAACTTTTCCTATAATTGAGCCATCTATTTGTAGAATTAAATCTCCACTCATTGAATTATCATTGCTATTTCCTCCACTCACTGGCATTCTATCTGCTACTTTAGCTGCTAAATCAGTTATCCATCCTGTGTTGTTCTCTAAAGGCATTACTGCTTCCTTACCAGCTTCACCTACCATAGCTATAGTAGGAGCATCAACTATACCACCTTTTGCAAGTTTAGGTATTGTAGGAATATTAATTCCCATTCCACCAAACCCAGGTATCCAATTTGGCAATTTAATTTTATTTAATCCTCTAATCATTGCATTTATTGCATCTATAATAGCATTTAATGGTTTCTTAGCAATATTAGTTAATCCATCAAATATACCTCTAAATATATTTTGTACTCCCTGCCAAGCTTTTTGCCAATTTCCAGTAAACACTCCTACGATAAAATCTATTAATCCACCAAACATAATTTTTAAACTTTCTAAAATAGGCTTGATATAATTACCTACATTTCTAAATGCCTGTATAAACTCATTTCCTAACCAATTTATAACTGGTTTTAAGCAATTATTCCATATTACAATAAGTATTTCACCTATTTTCTCTATTGTAGGCTTCCATACTTGCCATATTTCATTAAGTCCATCAATTATCTTTTTAAGACATTCACCTAAAAATTTAACTACTGGAGCTATGCAATTAGTCCACAATGACATTGTTACTTTTACTATATTATCTACTACAGTACACCAAGCATCCCATAACAAAAATAATATAGGTTTAAGTACTGTAACTAAAAAGTCACCAACTAATTTTAATGCTCCCATAATTGCCTTAAAATATGGTGTTAATGCACTTACTAAAGCATTCCATCCATTAATTAAGGCATTTCTAAAACTATCACTGGTTTGCCATAGATATAAAAAAGCTGTTGTAACAACTGCTACTGCTCCTGCTATTAATGCTGCTGGAGTTGTTAATGCTAATCCAGCCAACCCTAAAGCTGTTGGTATTAATTCAATCCAGCCAATTACGCTTGCTATTGCTCCAGTAATTGCACCCCAATTTCCTGCAATAAAAAATGCTATTATTCCAGAAACTAATCCCCCTATAATGGATAATATAATTTCTTTATGCTTTTTTATGAAATTTGAAATATTTTTAAAAATATTTCTTACTTTATCAGCAAATACTTCAACTTTACTTAGTAATCCATCAGTAGCTTTCTCTTGTTGAGAAAAATCCCAATCATCCATTCCAATATTACCAATTCCAGAACTATCACCAGATCCACTATCACTATCTGAACCAGTTGAGCTAATAGTATTTATTTCATCAATTCCCATTAACCCCTTTATTTCTTTAGCTGCTTTTTTGGCTGCACTTCCAACTCCACTAGTTGAATTGCTTAAATTATCCATTGCATTAGTTGCACTTGATACATCAGAAGCTACAGCTCCTATACCTGAACTTGAATCACTCTTTACACCAAATAATCGTTTCATAAATGCACTAAATACATTAGCCAGTTGAACTAATTTCCCCATAATTGTATTTATCACTTTTATTACTGGAGTTACTGCTGCAATAAATCCTTGTCCTAAACTTGCCCTCAAACTATCAAATTGTAATTTTAATATTCTTACTTGATTGGCCCATGAATCACTTGTTCTAGCAAAATCTCCCTGTGCTAAAGATAATTGTTGTTGAACAAAAGCGTATCTTAATGCAACCTTTTCTTGTTCTGTCATTTTAGCTGTAGTTTTTCCATAACCATTTGCTAATGCAAATTGATCTAATGCAGTTTGTGTCATTACTACTCCTAAATCTTTTAATGATTCAGTTTCGCCTGTAAATACTGATTTTAATTTAGTATAAGCTTCTCCTTGTGTAATATTATAAAACGAAGCTACATCTCCAGCTAATCCAGTAAGTGTTGTTGACATTGCATAAGCTTCACTTTCTACAAACCCGAAGGCTTTTGCCATTGCTCCAAATGTTCCAGTGTATTGTTTAGCCATTGTTTCACTTAAACCAAATTGAAAAACTGCATTTTGAGCAAAATTATTTACTTGCTCATTCATTTTACTAAAAGTAACATCTACTACATTTTGTACTTCTGCTAAATCACTTCCTAAATCAAGGCATGCTGATGTAAATTCAGTTATTTTTTTTATTGCAAATGCTCCAGCTAATATCTTCCCAGCTTTACTTGCTATATTAGTTATTCCTCTCATTTGCCTATCAAATTGATTTTGATTAACAACTAAATCTAAACCAATTTGTCCTACACTTTCTGTTGACATATCTCACCCCCTTAATGAAAAACTAAAACACCTAGAATAAACTAGGTGCTTACTTACTATTGGCCATTGAGATGAACATATTTTTAAATGCATTCATTGCATCTTCATAACTTTCTTTGTCAACATTCTTAGATTGTCTTCTTTTCCAATCACTTTGTATTCTTTTTTGATCTTTAGTAAATCTTTTTATTACTTCTTTATCCTTTTCGGCTCTAATTGAAATAATTTGCCCTAATGGTGTATCTGGCATAAGTCCACTAAGTAAAGTTGCAAATTCACTCCATGTCATATCCTGTTCATTTCTCAACCTTATTCCATATTGCTTTGCAAAACTTGCTTCTATTAAATCATAATCCTCTAATAAATCATACCAAGATTCTTGCTTATCTTTAGCTGGGTGTATTAAAATTCTTTTCTACTTCTTCATAACTTTGGTCAGAAACTCCAGCCATAATACCTATAAATAAAACTTTATAATCTGCAAATGACAATTCCATACTTTCAATTTCTTGAAAAGCATTTTGTCCTAATGCTAATTTAACAACCTTATCCATCGCTGCTAATTCATTTTTATTATTTTGCATTTCTTGATTAATTAATAACATAGTATTTTTGCTATTATTAATTTTATATTCCTTTCCTTCTGCAATTTTTATTACTGGTTTATCATTACTTAATTTCTTTGAAATATCTATCATACTCATTTTTTATTCCTCCGTACTAATTGTTGGCTTACCATTTGAAAGCACTTCAAACTCTAATACTCCGACATTTGTTGCGTCCCCAGAACCTACATTTGTAACATTAACTATACAATCAAATGATACTTTTGTTCCATCTGGAAATATCCATTCAAATTTACTCTCTAAATCTTGTGCATTTTTAAATAATAATCCTGCTACATAATCATTCCCATCATCTCCAACACACCTTTTCCCACTTAATGAAATAGAAAATCCTTTTCCAGTTGACATTCTTCTAGTCCAACCTTCTTGGTCTAAAGCCGACCATTCTTCGATATTGTTATCCATAGATAATGAAAATGTTTCTAAATCTTTAATAGTTTTCATATCTGTTGGTTGAGTACTAGTAGCACCCTTTATACCTATTTTAAATTTATTTTGGTGTACTGGATAAACTCCACTTTCTACTTTAGACATTATCCCTCATTCCTTTCATAATAAAATTCTATATCTATAACTCTTTCATATATTCCTTTTTCATCTGTTCCTACATCTATAGGCTCATTTGTATTTAACTTAATCATTTTTATTCTATGATTATTAATAACTACACTATTTTGCTTTAA